CATTTTCTTTGATGATGTAGAATCCTTCCGGGTGTTCTAAAATCTGTCTGTTATTTGAATACGGCTTCCAATCGTTCATGAGAATGATACCCTTGAGTCTTTTTCATTTTTAGTTATTTCTAGAATGTGATCGGCAACATCCTTTATGCCGTCTACGTGCGTGATAACAAGAATCAATCTAAAGAATTTCTTAAAAGGCTAGTCAACAGTCTATTGCAGGCTTCAACTCCTGCGTCGTCTAGAGTTCCAAATCCTTCGTCAATAATAAACATGTCACATTTTGGCATAGAAGACACGTTGACAAGAGCCACTCTTAACGCGATGGATGTGATAGTCTTCTCCATGCCGCTACAGAGCTCAATGATACGCCTAGAATCACCATAGTTGATATAAATCTCAGAAGCATCTGAGTCATCATCGTTCTCTAGTTCAACTTGAAAATCTACAATACCATGCAGAATCTTAGAGATCTCTGAGTTGATAGCAGGAATTTGAGATCGTGTGATGATTAGGGGAATTCCTTTCTTAGAAAAAGCACCGGGGAGATAATCTCGTATGCCTTCATGTCTCTCAGAATTGTATCTCTTGCAGATTTTTCGCTATCAAGCTTCTCAACATCAGATAGAAGTTTTCCCTTTTGAGTGGCAAGACTAATTCTAGTATCGTCTGACCCTTTGATAAGTCTAGATAATTCTTCTATTTTTGACCTGATAGAAACAACTTCTGTATTTTCGTGATTTTTTAAAGCTTCTTGCAGATCACGAAGCTTAGTCTGGGCTTCTTTAAGACTCTCGGACATGTCATCACAAGAAGATCGCGATTGAGCTATTTCAGTTTCTTTCTTGGAGATTTCTAGTTTTATCTTTGCAGACAGTGTGACAGCTTTTTCTAATTTGTCTAGCCTTGTTGCAATGCTGTCTTTGTTAAGAAGTGCCATCTTTTTATTGAGATCTTCAAGTTGTTTAAAAACATCTTTTGTCTTCTTGTCCTGAGATTCAAGTTTTTCCTTGTTCTGATGGGCATCCTTGATGAATTTGCAAGAAGGATATTCATCACCGCAAGGAACTTCATCTAAAATCTTAAGAGACTTTTGGTAAGACTTTAACTGCGTGGTCTCTTTGTCGTGGCTGTGCTTTAAATCAGCCCCAGCTTGCGCTCAAGATCACAGATGTCTGAAAGCTGCTTCTTTAGATCCGAAACATCGTCTGATTCTTCAATCTGCTGCACTATGCTCAATTTATCTTTAAGAATTTTGATGTCATTTGTTAGAGCTTCTATCTTTGATGTGCAATCGTCGCAAGACTTAGTTAAAGATGCAACTCTCTTTTCTTGAGCCTGTACATCAAATGTCGTTACAATCTTAAAATCTTTGTGTGATCCAAGTTCAGTCTTTAAGTTAGATATGTCAGATTGTCGCTGGGCATTTAGCAACTCTATTTCTTCAACTTGCTCCTTTATCGTAGATGCAAGTTCTGCATGCTGCTTCTCTTTAATTCATCCCAGTTCTTGTCTGGATAGTTCTTTAGCTGCGCCTTCAAGCCGTTGAGATCTTTGTTGGCTAAATCTGCCATCTTATCGAAGACATCGAGTCCTAAGAATCTAGATAAGAATGCTCTCCTCTTAGTAGATCCTTGTGAAATAAATGCATTGATATCTCCCTGCGCTGAAAGAGAAGTAATAGAAAAATCTTCGTGTGTACCAATTAGAGATCGAATAGCTTTCTCTGTGTCTGTTCTGAGATCTCCGCATAGATCTTCTAGCTCTCCGTCTTCTTGCATCTTGAAAAAGTTTAGAGAAGTTGTAGCACTTACCACACCGCGCTTATTGGTTGATTTTGTAGTTTGACGCTCTTTTTGCCATTGTGATCAAAAATTGAACGTGCATAGCAATGAGGTTTTCTGATATTACAAACGTGAAGATTCTTTATTGATCCTCTGTCGGTTGTATTGAAAAGGTTGTACATCAAAGTTCCAACAATGGAGGACTTGCCAATTCTATTAGAGCCGAATATTCCTACTATGCCATTGAGCTTAGAAAAATCTATCTCGTTATCTTCTCCGTAAGCGAAAGTATTATCCCACTTGAGATGTCTTAGAGACCACTTTGATCCTCTCGTTTGATCGTCTGAGGATGAAGCGCAGTGGAAAGATATTTCTTCGTTTGAGTTGTCAAGCTATCCCAGTTAACATCAGACACTCCGTTCTCTTTACAATATGTTTGAATGAGTGATAAGATCACATCAGAAGATGTTAAGTCCGATTTAGCGATAACTGTGCTGCCAGCCTTGATCGTCTCGCTCTCTGCTTTGTACTCGGATTTGAAAGTTACTTCTGTAGCGCCATACAGACTCTTGAGAGTCTGATTGAAAAAGCTAACATCATCTTGACTGAGAGCATTAGATGATTTAATTCTGAAGCGTGACTGCTTGGGATATTGTGAAGCTTCTTTCAAAAAATCTTTTTGAGAACCATTCCAACTAACAGTTACGAAAGGTCGTGGATTAGGAAGCTTTTTAAAAGTAACGTCCCAATCGTCCTGAGACTTAATATTCCAAAGAAGATAACCATGTTCCAGTTCTTCAGCATAATTTTGTTGAATGGGTGTGCCTGGGTAAGATATCCAAGGTTTCTTCTTTCCCTTGGAATCTTCTCTATAGCCAAGATGCTGTGTCTGGTGAATGTCGCCAAGAAATACGAAAGGGTACTTCTGAAAGAAGTCTACCTTAATTTGAGTCTCATCAATTTCCCAACCTGACTCTGTCACTGAGCCTTGTACCGGTCCATGATAGCATGCGATGTTTATCTTGCCTGATTCTGGTTTTACTTCGGGCCATCCTTCTTCGTCAAACAAAGAATAAACGCACCACGTAAATCCTTCCTGAAATTCATACACGCCACTCTTTTTGTAGAGTGTAATATTAGGATTGTTTATGGCTTGAACAATGGGAGATACAGCATCCTGTCTAGACAGATTAGTTAAATTACCGTCATGATTACCAAGTGTCAAGTGAACGGGGGCAATTTTGACTAAAGTCTCTAACCACCATGTCAGCTGCTCAATGTACTCTGGTGAGATCCCCGACGTCTTGGTATGAAAGATGTCCCCGCCGACGAAGATGTGGTCTACTTTATTCTTCTTGCAATCTTCAGCAAAGGATTCAAAAACTTGTCTGTACTCATCGTGACGGCTTAATCCGCGCCAGTGCACATCTGCGGTATGGGCTATTTTGACCATTCTATCAATCTTTAACTTAAGTTACAATAATGTTCAAATTTATTAAAATCGTAAACTAGAAGTGATCGCTTTGTTTAGTCTATTAGAAAACATATCGCGCCAGCTGAGAGGTCGAGCAGCGCCTAAAGCTTCTACAAACTGCTCTTTTGTCATGTTGCCAGGATCGCCCCATTGTCTAACATCTACCCCAACTACGACATCGACATCATATTCTTGAAGCTTCTTGACTAACTTGGGCATCTTAGAATTCCACATGTCACCATCCATTGCCAGAGCAACTGGCGTGTTGTGTAATAGAATTTTGTTAAAAAGTTCATGTCGCTCATCAAGATCAGAACCTAGCATAGCTGTTGAATTTTCAGGACACTTAACTAAATCAAAAGGTCCTTCACATAGAACTAGTCTTCTAGACCAGTCTATATTGATCTCATTGAAGACGATGGGATTCTTGTCAACGTCGGGATTGTCATATTTTGGTTTTCTGGTAGAATCTACTGCACGGGCGACAAAGTAATTTAGGCTTCCTTTGCTGTCAAAAGACGGCATTAGAACTCTTCTCTTCCAGCGTGGATCATTTGAGAATCCAAATTTAAAGTACCATGCATCTTTCTCCTCTAATCCTCTACCGTGCACGTATCTCCAAAGCGCTCTAACATCTGGGTCATTTGAGTTTCCGAGTGAAAGAAGACAAAAGTCTCTTGGTAGTTCTATCTTTTTTGTCTCTTCTATTTCAGCTGTGATTAAATCGTTTCTGTCATTGACACCCAGCAATTTCTTATAGATGCTGATCTGATCTTGTGAACCGTACTTCTTTAGAAGTGGCAAAAGACTACGGGATTTCCAGCCGCAAATCCAGCAGTGATTTGCATCATCAGATGTTCTAATCGCTAGTTTCTTCTTGTGCGGATCTGATGGAGCGCAAATGGGACATCGAACGTCAAAATTCTTGCCATTTCCAGAAAGCCTTCCTCGTCCAAAGATCGACTCATAAAATTTGACTTTATCAGTCAGAGATAATACCACGCTATAACACTAACACAGATCAATGTGTTTGTTCATGCTACAACAAACTAGCAGCTCTAGCAATGACATACGCATCGGTCGCATCTCTGCTCCAGTCAACAGATTCACCGTTTTTCTTTGTCGGCCACTTCATATGTGACAAATCATTTTCACACATGTATTTAAAGACTTGTTCCTTGCCTGACATGCCAGCGATCGAGGTACGTTGCATCTTTATTCCGCAGAGCTTCCGCGCGGACGACGAGGCGATGTACTCAGGATCTACCTTAAATATTTCGCGAGAGATGTACGACACGATGCCGTTGAACCTCATGAGGGTCGTGATCGTCGCAGCGGAAGACATTCCAGTACGAAATCCCATCAGAGGCTCTTCTAGAAAAACTCTAATTTTACCTTCAAAACTCTTTCTCAAAGAATCGAATTCAACTGCTACAAGATCAGATTTCTCCCACAGTGTCTTGCACTTCTTAAATTCTATTCGATCTAAGCATAAAATGTGGGAGCCTTTAGGATCAGGCATTATGTCAGGATTCAACAAGCACACTCCCGTAACCGAGGTAGAAACGTCGAGTCCAAGTATCAGGTCTCCCACAACATGCTATTTTTCCACAAGATTGAAGCATGTAAATTCGATTAAATATCAAGCCCATATTCTTTAATTCAATTTCTGTAAGTATTTCATAAGTAGCACCGTTGCTGGTGCACCATGCATGCGCCGCTTGCGCCTTCTTCTTAACATTGGCTTGTTCTAGTTTTCTCTTCTGCTTAATCTCTATCACACGTCGAGTGCCATCTTTAAATTCAACGTAAAAATCAGGATAGTACTTTCGAATCTTCTTAGTTCTCTGATTAGATGTGTATTCTATGACTGTCTTTTCATAAGACCATAGAACTACGTCTGGATTTGAGTCAAGAAAAAGCATATATTTCTGTTCCCAAGAAGACCGAAATTTGCACTCTCCTGCTATGGGTGAAACATGTAATCCTCTGTGATAGCGTCCCCGCTTGCTTTTCTTTTTCTTTCTCTTCTTCATTAAAAATCCAGAGCAACCTTAAACAAAATTTTGTCAGCATTTCTTTTGATGATTGGTTGAGCTAGTTTGGCCTTTGCTATCACATTCATATTTTCATCATGAAAATTAATACCAGTTACGTAGACAAAGTTTTCTTTATCGGTGGGATCTCCTGTTGCTCTCATGCTGTTTTTTGAAGCAGCATATAAGTTGGATTAGAAGAAGAATTTAACTGACCCTGTCCAGCTAAGATCTCGTATTTTGTTGAGTATATGTTGTTCACACCCTTAAAAGATATCTCGTATTGTTCTTTTCCAAAGAAGAACAGATGTGGACTCTTTAGTAGAATGATACCTTCATCATAGAATATGTTGCCAACAGAGCCTTGTGTAAAATGAACGCTGTTAGAATCAGCTCTGTAAAGATTGCCTAGACCGTCATCTTTTAGCGTCAATTTAATAGCGCCTTCGGATCCAGAAATAGAATCATCAGTTATCACAAAGCTTCCAGGTAGAATTCTCCTACCGTAATACAGATTGCTGATGTTAAAAATAGTTATCTGGTTTGAAGATGGATCTCTTAGAGTCTTAAAGATTGTTAGAGGCAAATCTTTTTGTACGCCTCTGTCGAACGAAGCATCATCTACGGATGCTGAAAGAGCTGCATACACGTTCTGATATGCCTTCTCGAGTGCAGGTCCGGCCGATTTGCCCGCGTAGAGTGGATCAACGCCATTGAGCTCTTGACTCCAGCTGATGAACGTCTTTATGGCAGGATCGTATTGACCCACACCGCTGCCGCTTAAAGTTGCAGCAGATACCAAATCATCAAGGTAAATGTAGCTCCAGTCTGTTAAGCCAAGAGAATTTCTAAACTTGCTTGTGTATCTTTCTTGTTGTAGTATATCGTAGTTCGGATCAAATTTGCCGTCATCACATGGCAGAATTGTTAGATTCCGCTTTGGCACTCCTGCTGACCCATATAGGGTTGGATTCGCTTCAATAGGGTCTGTTGTCGTAGTTATAGTAGAAGCAGACAAATTCAGCAGACGGGGAAATTGAGAATTTGCAAAGTCTTTAGTGAAATTTTCTAAGTTGATATAGTGACCATTCACACCAAAAGACATGGCGACATTAAATGGATCATCTGTAGTGCCATCTATTGAGAAAAAGGGAGTTTGTGGAACACCCCCCTTGTCTCCGATAGAACGTCGTATAGTTGTCTCTTGAACAAAGAGCGGTGGAGCATAAAAAGCGCAACTTAAAATGTTAAGAGCACTTGAACCAAAACCAACAGACCCAGAATTTTTTATCTCAAAATCAGAAGAATAATATCTCTTTATAGTCAAATCATGAACTTCTGCCTTGAGTGGATGTTCAAATTTATAAGAGTTCGGTTCATCTTGCGC